CCGATTAACAGAGCAGCCAAGACCTTGAACACTTGCAGCAGCCAAACGCTAGCGTACTACCTTGATTTGACTACTCAGCGACTGAATCAGTTGCACAAAGAAGGCTGGCTAGTCAAGGTTGAGCATGGAAAGTGGGACACTCAGAAATCAGTGCGCGGATATATCCGGTTTTTAAAGCAACGAGCCGAGAAATATTCTGCTGGCGGAATCAGCCTTGATGACGCAAAGCTTCGACGATGGAAGGCTGACGCTGAAACAATGGAATTGAAGCTTAAACTTGCCAAAGGCCAAGTGGTTGACATTTCTTTTGCGACTGAGCTTCTGGTCAACATTCTCGAATCGGTGCAGTCACAACTTCAGGCCATGCCAACCAGACTTTCACCGTTGTTGCTTGGTCAATCCGAATACCGAATAGTTGAAAAAATACTCACTGATGGAATCAATCGAATCCAATCCGAAATTGCATCAACAGATATTACCGCAAGACTCAGGACAATGGGCGTTAGTAGCGCGATTGCAGAGCAGCTTGCTGAATTGGAAGCCAGCAGTTCAGCAGGACATTCCGACCTGGGCGGAAACGAACCGGAAGCTGACGCACGAATCAGCGGCTGAAGCTGGTTATTACTCGCTAGCCCGAACGCCTTACCTGCGCGAACCGCTCAGAGCCTTTGATGACGGAACCAACACCGTTGTTTTGATGTTTGCCTCGCAGACCGGAAAGACAGAAGCTTGCTTGTCTTTACTGGGCTATCACGTTGCCTCTGATCCTTGCCCGATTCTCTTGCTGTTGCCTAACATTGAATTTGCCAAGCAGTTTGCAAAAGACCGATTGCAACCGTTGTTTGCCAATGCCGATTGCTTCAACGGAATCATTGAAGACCCAAAGCGAGGTGACAAGCAGAACACCTTGCTGCATAGAAGTTTTGTAGGCGGACGACTCACGCTTGCACCAGCCACCACTGCAACGGCTTTGGCTTCAAAAGCCATTCGTCTTTTAGTCGCAGATGAGATTGACCGATTTGAACATTCGGCAGGAATCGAAGGCGATCCAGTAGACCTGGCGATTCAAAGAACCGTCACCTTTGCCCACTCTCGCAGAATTCTTCTGACCAGTACCCCAACACTGAAAGGCGTAAGCCGCATTGAAAAGGCTTTTGACGATTCGCGCCAATCCTTCTTTTTTGTGCCTTGTCCACATTGCCAGGAATTTCAGCGGTTGGTTTGGTCAAACGTCCGGTGGCAACACAACGAACCGGAAACTGCTCACTACGAATGCGAGCAGTGCCAAAAGTCCTGGACAGAAGGCGAGCGATTAGCCAGTTTACAGTCAGGCGAGTGGCGCGAGAAGTACCCACACCGTAAGACCAAAGGCTATCACTTATCCGGTTTATACTCGCCTTGGGTCAGTCTGGTTGATGCGGTGACGCGATTTCTGGAAGTCAAGAGTGACCCAGAGCGGTTGAAGGTTTGGACAAATGTTTATCTTGCGGAAACATGGGAAGACCAAGGCGAAACCATAGACGAGCATGGTTTGTACAACAGGCGAGAAGTCTACAAAGCACCAGCGCCTTCAGAAGTCTTAGTGATTACGGCAGGTATTGACGTTCAAGATGACAGGCTAGAAGTGACGTTTCTTGGGACAGGCAAGGACAATGAAGGATTCATTCTCGACCACCAAATCCTTCATTCTGACCCAGCCGCACCGCAAACTTGGATTCAATTAGACAAACTTCTCAAAGAACGCTGGCGTTGTGCCGATGGTCACGAACTGCCAGTGCAAGCGGCTTGTATCGACTCAGGTGGACACTTTACGCAAGCGGTTTATGAATTCGTCAGAAGCAGAACCACCTCGAGAATCTATGCAATCAAAGGCGTGGGAGGTGAGGGCAAGCCACCAATCGGCAGACCGTCAAGAAACAACTCTGGCAGAATCAAATTGTTTCCGGTTGGGGTGGATACGATAAAACAAGCGATTTTTGGCAGGCTCAGAATAGCAAGCGGACCAGAAGCGTTGCGGTTTCCGAGGCACTTAGATGAAGAATACTTTGCCCAATTAACCGCTGAAAAAATCGTCACCAAGTACCACAAAGGCTTTCCTCGCAGAGAGTGGATAAAAATCAGACCACGCAATGAAGCCTTGGATTGTTTAGTTTATAGTTTAGCAGCCTTGTCTTCGCTAAACATTCGGGATTGGAAAAGACTACAAAGAACTGCTAAAGTACATGAAACTGTTGAAGAAACCGTTGCCCAACCTGAACCACAACCACAACGAAGAACTTTGAAACCTGCACGAAGACCACAATCTTGGATTCAAAGGTTTTAATGAAAAGAAGACCACATCCCCAAAGATACCTCACGCCAAAGCAAGTGGCGCATGAATTAGACGTAACACCAATGACGGTTTACCGATGGTGTGAGGCTGGACGAGTTCCGTCAATGAAGGTTGGCGGACGCTGGCGAATTGAAAGCCATTCCAACTGTTTAGACTTGTTTGCCTCGCTAAATTAACAAAAGAAACAAAAGTAACAGTCTAAACATCCCACCTTGACTAGCCATGCTATTTGTAGCGCATGGCAACCAATCAATTCGACCGCGCAAACTACCCCACAATTGAACCTGACCGTCTCGTAGCTGGTGAACGCTGGCTTTGGCGCAAGGACGATCTCGCTTCAGACTATCCGCCAGATTCGTATTCCCTAGAATATATTGCTCGCTCACATGGTGGCTCTTCGACTGAGTTTAAGATTCAGGCCACAGAAGCAGATAGCACCTACTTCATCGAAGTCTCTTCCAGCACCACACAAACCTACCCACAAGGCCACGTTCACTGGCAAGCTTGGATAACTCGCACCACTGATTCAGAAAAAATCAAAGTCTTAGAAGGACACTGGGAAATTTCTTATGACTATGACGTCAACCACGACCCCAGAACTCATGCCGAACTCATGCGTGACAAGATTGAATCCCTATTGGAAGGCCGCGCAGATAATGACGTTGAAGAGTATTCGATTGGGAACCGCAGTCTGACGAAGCTTTCAATTCAAGACCTGATGAAGTGGCGCGACTACTACAGACAAGAGGTTGCTAAAGAAAATCAGCAAGCTAGAGCAAGAGCAGGTAAACGTCCTGGTAATCTGGTGAAGGTTGAGTTCAGGAGGGCCGGATGATTCAAGAGGCAATGTGGTGGCTCACCGATAGAGTGCATAGGCCAGCACCAGAGAATCCAAGCCCAAAGCAGAAAAAGCGTCGATATGACGGAGCAGCAGGTTCAAGATTCCTGGCGGATTTTGTTGGTTCAACCACAAGCTCAGACGCAGAACTTCAATATTCGCTTAGACGCCTACGAGACAGAGCCAGAGAACTTTGCCGCAATGACGATTACGCCAGGCGCTACCTGCAACTGATGTCAAGCAATGTAGTTGGCGAGCATGGCTTCACGCTTCAGTCTCGCGCCAGAAACTTAAATGAGCCGAATGTCGGGCAACTTGACGCTGCTGGCAATGAAATCATTGAAAGAGCATTTCGACGCTGGGGAAAATCCTGTTCAGCAAATCAGCGTCAATCTTGGCTAGATATTCAGCGATTGGTCATTCAAGGACTTTGTCGCGATGGCGAGATTCTGATTCGTTTTGTTCGTGGCAAACGTTGGCGTGACGGACTCGCTCTTCAAGTGCTAGAGCCGGATTACCTCGACGAAGAATACTTTACGACTGAACCAAAAGGCAGAAGAGTGGTGATGGGTGTTGAACTTGACGAGTTCGACGCACCGCAAGCGTACTATTTGAAATTAGGCCAAGGCCATCCGTTCGATACCTTTGGACAACGAAGAAGCGACAAGCGGACAAGAGTTCCGGCTGAAGACATTCTGCACATTTATTTGCCAGACCGAGCGCAACAGACGAGAGGCGTTTCTTGGTTTGCGTCAGCCATGACGCGAATGAGAATCCTTTCAGGCTATGAAGAAGCTGAACTGATTGCAGCTCGAACCGCAGCCGCAAAAATGGGCTTCTTAGTTTCGCCTGATGGTGAAGGTTTCATTGGAGACGAAAGCGCAGACGGCAACCAGATCATGTCAGGCGAACCTGGTTCAATTCAACAGCTTCCGGCTGGAATGCAGTTTCAAGAATGGAATCCTAGCCATCCAACCAGTGCTTACGCTGAATTTCACAAAGGTGTTCTTCGAGGCATTGCCAGTGGACTTGGCATTTCTTACACAAGTCTCAGCAACAACCTCGAAGGCGTCAGCTACTCATCCATCCGGCAAGGCGCACTAGAAGAACGCGATTTATACCGTCAGATTCAAAGCTTTTTGATTCAGCACCTTTGCGAACCTGTTGCTCAAGAGTGGCTGAAAATGTCGATGACTTCCGGCTCAATTCCAATCCCAATCACTCGCTACGACAAATTTTCAAACACCTTGGAATTCCGAGGCAGAGGCTTTTCTTGGGTGGACCCAGCAAAAGAAATCAGAGCTGAAGTCGAAGCAGTTAGAAATGGCTTCAAAAGCCTCAATGACGTTGCCAGACAATACGGCAGAGACGTCGAAGAGGTGTTCCAGCAAATGCAGAACGACAAGCTGATGGCGGAACGCTACGGAATCAGCCTAGCCTTTGAGCCTTTAGGCAGTCCACACGGACCAGTTGAGCCAGAAGTCGAGTAATGGCAGAAAGCTACAAGCCAACCGAGGGCATGATTTCCGAGGCCAATCGTGGCCTAGAGTGGAGACGAGAATTTGGCAGAGGCGGAACGTCTGTAGGTATCGCTCGCGCCAGAGACATCAGCAACGGCAAGAGCCTGCCACTGGCAACCGTGAAGAGAATGAAGTCTTTTTTTGCTCGCCATGAAGTTGACAAAAAAGCCGAAGGATTCAGACCAGGCGAAAAAGGCTATCCAAGTAATGGCAGAATCGCCTGGGCTTTGTGGGGTGGGGATGCTGGCAAAAGTTGGAGTGAAAAAATCGTGAATCAAAGCGAGAGAGTTATGGATTTAACTAGCATGACTGAGCGGCATGTCATTGACGTTGAAGAAACGAATGACGAGTACATTGTGGCTTTTGCCAAGGCTGAACAAGTCGCAGAAGAGCCGGAAGAAAGAGAAGTTGAACAAGTCGAAACGCGAGACTTACCAGTTCAAACTCAGTACCGAACCGGAAGCGTTCGGATGATGGATGACGAGTCAGACCGTCGCGTGATGATGAGCATATCTTCAACAAATCCGGTTGAACGTGAATTCGGCTATGAAGTTCTCGAACACAATGCCGGAAGCGTTGACATGGAATTCATGTCCAGCGGCAAAGCACCATTGCTTTTAGACCATGACGCCAGACAGCAGATTGGAGTTGTTGAAAAGGCATACATGGACAACGACAAACTTAGAGCGCAAGTCCGCTTCAGCAAAAACGGTTTGGCGGAGGAAGTTTATCGTGACGTAGTTGACGGAATCAGAGGCAACGTTTCAATCGGATACCAGATACAAGGAATGACGAAAGACGAGAACGGCTACAAAGACAAACCGCTTTATCGGGTGAGTTCCTTCAAACCATTGGAGGTTTCAATGGTTTCCATACCTGCCGATTCTACTGTTGGAGTTGGCAGAAACTATCAGCCGGATCTTTCCGGTAATGAATCAACTGCAATTCAGGAGAATAAAATGGAAGAGCAGGTTCAAAAGCCGGAAGTAAATGTTCGGCATGAAGTCAATGAGAAGCTTAATGAGTACCGCAATCAATCCAGCCAGATTCTTGAGCTGGGCAAGCGGCACAACGAATACGACTTGGCTTTCCGAGCACTTCAAGAAGAGAAAACACTGGCTGAATTTCAAGCCATGCTTTTGGAGAAGAAGACCAGCAAGCCAATCGACTTCAGCGTTGACGCCACACCGAAAGAAAAGCGCAACTACAGCTTGGTAAGAGCCATTCAAGCCGCAGATGCAAAGGATTGGAGCAAGGCCGGTTTTGAGTTGGAAGTCAGCAAAGAGTTGGCAAAGAAGCAAAGCCGACAACCAAAAGGCTTTTTTGTTCCCGACTTTGGATGGCAGACCCGAACGGTATCAACCGCAGCAGGCGCAACTTTTGGGGCAGGCTCAAACATTGTTCCAGAGGACTACCGAGGTGATCGCTTTATCGATGCGCTGATTTCAACGTCCATTCTTGGGCAAGTGGGCGCAACGGTTCTGAACGGTTTGCAAGGCAACGTGGCGATTCCCAAAATCAGCACTAGCACCGCAGCAGCTTTCATTGCGGAGGGCGGTTCAGTTGGAAACAACGAGCCTGATTTTGCTCAAGTCACTATGACCCCAAAGCTTCTGGCAAACAAGGTTGCCGTAACTCGCGAACTGATGATTCAGTCTGACCCAAGCGTAGAGCAGTTGATTCGCAACAACATGGTTCGAATCTTCGCAGCCAAAATTGACAACGTTGCTCTCAAAGGTGGCGGAAGTAACGAGCCTACCGGAATCCTTGGCACAAGCGGAATCGGTGACGTTTCATCTGGCGGAACAAGCGGCAACGCCAATCTGACCTATGGCAATGTCGTTGATATTATGACCGAGGTTTCACAAGACAACGCTCTGCTTGGGAACCTGCGATGGGTAACACATCCGGCAGTAGTTGGAAAGCTCATGCAGACACTGGTTGCTGCTAGCACAGACAGTCGAATGATTATGTCTGGGCCTGACAGCATGATGGGTTATCCGGTTGTTCAGACAACCCAAGCACCAAGTTCTTCGCCTTACTCGCTGATTTTCGGGAACTTTGCTGACCTTTACGTGGGCTTCTTCTCAGCACTCGACGTACTGGTTGACCCATACGGTTCAGCCGGAACAGCAACGACCAATCTTTACTTCTATCAAGATTGCGATATTGCCGTTGCTCACGCTGAATCCTTCGCGGCAGCTCAGGACGTAACTGTTGCCTGAGTGTATCAGCTTGATGAGTTGCAAGGTTGGGGTGCTGCTCGACCTTGTATTCTCTTGTGTGGTGGACCTTCTGCGCCTTCAGACCTAGCGAAAGCCAAGGCGCAGATAGGTTCCAAAGCTTACGACTTAGCCGGAGTCAATAATCACGGCTTACTTTTTCTTGGGGAACTTGCCTGGTGCTACGCGCATGACGTCCGAATGGTAGCGCACCTTAAAGAGTACGAAACGCCAGCGATTGTTCACCATGACCCAAAGAATCTAAGAGACAAAGATATTCATGGCGGCATTGTCCCATTCATCAGGCTTTCAGGGCCAGAAGCACTTTGGACAGCAGACTTTTTTGACTACTCAGAAATTCATGTTTGCGGTGTCGATTTCTACACGGGCAAGCGCAGGTACTGGCATCAGTGGGATTTAGACAAAAAGCCAACAAGAGTTCAGGAAGACCAGCAAGGCAAGTGGATTGAGGCAAGAGACTTAATGCAGAATCCAGCAAGAGTGATTGTGTACAACGAACGACTTCAAAGGATTTTCCAATGAAGATTGAAATCGTCAGAGGAACCGTTGCGAACGGTGGACCTGTGAGAGTGGGACAAGTAATAAGCGTTGACCCAAAAGAAGCAAATCAACTGATTGGCATGGGCAAAGCGATTATTTATGAGAATCGCGCCAAAGGCTTGGACGAAGCAGAAGCGCCACCAGTGACCACGCGAACCACAAAAACAGCACGAAAACCAAAAGCCAAATGAGCGTTGAAACTGCTGCTGATCGAACAGCCATGCTCGCAGATTACGGCACAACCGTGACGAAGGCGGACGCAACCACCTTCACAGGCATTTTTGACAATGACTTTCTGGCGGTTGATGTGGACGAGTCAGAGGTGGAAAGCTCAGAGCCAACACTATTAGCAAGAACCGCTGACGTTTCCAGCCTAGCGCATGGCGACACACTGACGATCAGCGCAGTCAACTACACGGTTCGAGGAATCCAACCCGATGGGACAGGCATGACCCAAATCATGTTGAGTGTGTAATGGCACACAAGCGAGCGCAAATCAAAGCAAGAATCCAAACGGTTCTAACCGGACTTGCAACCACTGGAAGCAATGTCTTTCAGTCAAGAACTTATCCAATCGCAACGACTGACTTACCTGGGCTGCTGATTTACGCGAATTCAGAAAGCATTGAACGCTTAGAGATTGGGATTCAGAACAGGCAACAACGAACACTTGATTTGTCCATTGAAGCCATTGCCAAAGGCAACACCGCAGAAAGCACACTGGACACAATCACGGTTGAAGTTGAGGAAGCCATGGCGAACGACCAGACACTCAATGGGCTGGCAATAGATTCACGAATCACCGATACGCAGATCCGGCAAGCATCTGCTGAAAGTGAGTTTTTCATAGCCACGCTACGGTATGAGATTCTTTACCGTA